AGTAACAAAATTTGAGACTACAACAAATGGTGCAACAATTACAGGAGCACTTACAGCTGGTGGAAATACTTTCCCAACATCTAACGGAAGTATTGGACAAGCATTGATTGGAGATGGAGCAGGTAATATTAGTTGGGGTGACGTTGCAACTACTGGATTGCAACCAAGAAAAACAGCATCTGTAACACAGTCTATTGCTAGTGGTGCTGCAGCAAACGTATCTATTTCAACTGCTAAAGGATTCGCTTTGTATAGTATTCAAACATCACATGCTGCATGGGTAACTCTTTACACTGATACTGCTAGTAGAACTGCTGATGCTGGTAGACTTGAAACTACAGATCCTACGCCAGGTTCTGGAGTTCTATCAGAAGTTATCACCACGGGAGCAGTAACACAATTAATTACGCCAGGAACTATTTGTTTTAATTCTTCTCCTACAGCAACAACATATGCTAAGATTGTAAATAAAAGTGGATCTACAGCAAACGTACAAGTAACTCTTACCTATCTTCAACTAGAGGCTTGATATGGAAGAAAAAATCTACATCGTAACGCTCTACAAACATGAGGATCTAGAGCAGTTTTACAATGAGATGAGTGGATTTCATCTAGTGATGAAACGTCCTATGAGTAGGAACACTCATTACAAGATGACTGAGGAACAGGCAAAAAAATTACGTCAAGATCCTAGAGTTTGGGATGTACAATTACCACCAGAAGAACTTGGTATGGTAATGGGTAGAGATACAATAAATTATAGTGAGTATAATGTTAGTGGAAATTTTTGGAAAGGTGATACACAAGGATCACCTACTGTAAGTTCTGCTGATTTTCAGTGGGGACACATTCATTGTGCTGGTAATACTGTACAAAGAGGTAAGAGTCAGTTTGGTCTCATCAATAGTGGTGGAACATATGAACAAGCAATTGATTCTATAGATGTTTTTAATGATGGTAAGCATGTTGATGTAGTTATCTGTGATGATCCAGTATCGTATGATTGTCAGGAATGGTTCAGTCCTACCACAGGACAGACAAGATTTAATCAGTATGATTGGTATAGTGAACTAAACAGTATCGTAAGTAGTATTGATGATGATGGTCAAACAATACCTTCAGGATCATATTCAAACTATTTTGATAATGCTAATAATACAGAGAGTCATGGTACACACGTTGCTGGAACAGTAGCAGGACAACACTATGGATGGGCAAGAGAAGCAAACATTTATAGTATGCAAGTCCTTAGTAATACTTCAAACACAGGAACACCTGTACCAGCTCTATTAATTTTTGATTACTTAAGAGCTTTCCATAGAAACAAGGCAATCAATCCTGATACTGGTATTAAGAACCCAACTATTACAAATCATAGTTGGAGTTATCGTTATAATTTTGCTGATATATTAGAGAAAGCAAGTTTTGATATTTCAGATTTTGTCTCAGTAAATTATAGAGGAACAACTTATAATAGTAGCAATCCCAATCCATCTGGTTGGACATTGGCAGGACTAGAAACTGACTTTGGTTTTGCTTCTAATAAAATGAAAATAAATTCTGACTATGCAGCAATCAATGCTGACGTAGAGGATGCTATTGAAGAGGGTGTAGTTGTTGTCGCAGCAGCTGGTAATAATAATTACCATTGTGTACCAGATGGAGATCCTGATTACTCCAATACAGTAACTCTTACAGCTGGAACATATTTTTATAATAGAGGAGCATCGCCAGGTAATTCACTCAATAATATATGTGTTGGATCTCTAGGCAATAGACATGATTTTAGAAGATCTACTTTCTCTAACTTCGGACCTCTGATTGATATATTTGCACCTGGTAATAATATTATTTCTGCATATAATAGTGCTGGACTTGCTGATGGTAAGTATGGTGGAGCACCAAACTATTACTATCCTATCCAAGGAACTAGTATGGCATCACCACAAGTAGCAGGTGTATTAGCATGTTTAGCTACTGGTAAGGAAAGGTTTAATCAATTTGATGCCAAAGGATATTTGAATAGCACTGGTATTTACAATGACATGAGTTGGGATGCTGGTAGCGGTAGCGGAACTCCTGCAGCAACATTCAATATCACAACAACTTCTCCAAGTTTTTCATATTATACACTTAGTGGAACTGATAGAAACGGTGCTGTTAGTGGCAACAATGCAGGAGTAGTTGTGTATGTTGGTGATACAATTAATTTTAATCTATCAAACGTATCTGGTGTTCACCCATTCCGTATTAGAAATTCATTTGGCGGTACAGATGTAAGTACTCCAGCAGCATCAGGTCAAGGTTCTACAGGTAATAACACAGTGTCTTGGACACCAAATACAGTGGGTGACTATGTTTATCAGTGTAGTAATCATAGTAGTATGTATGGAAATATAGCTGTAGTACCAGCACCTAGTAACGCAGGAACATTTGCTGATAATTCTTGTAAAAAAGGCAGTCCTGATCTATATTTGATTGCAAAGAATCCCAGAGAGGGAGTGACTGGAATGATATCTAAACAGGTTGGCGATAGATTTAATGATAAAAGTGCTCTAAAATATCCTAGAGTTTCTACATTCAATAGACCAGCTCCAGCAGCACTACCTAAAACACTTACGCTTGCTGTTACCAATATTGGTTCATCACATTATGTGTTCAATGGTTCTGATAGAGGATCTGATCATGTTGATGCACAAGATCCAGTAATCAGACTAAATCAAGGTGATACTTTAATACTTACATTTAATATTTCTGGAAGTCATCCTTTCTGGATTAAAACTACACAGACCACAGGAATAACTAATGGAGTTACAACAGGAACCATTACAAACAATGGTCAGCAGTCATCTAACCTAACATGGGATACAAATGGAGTAACACCAGGAACTTACTATTATATTTGTCAACTTCATAGTGGTATGTCTAATAGCATCATTGTAACTTAGAGCATAAATAAACAAGAGCACTAGTATCCACTGGGAATAAATGGCTGATCGTTTTCCGTTAATTGTTAACTCTGTATCAAAGAAGATTGAAGAACTGGTATCAGGGGACAATCTAGATCTTACTGGCAACGGTATTGTTGTTAGTGCAGACACTGGTGCAGGTAAATATTTAACCAGTAATGGTACGACAGTTTTCTGGGATAGTCCTGGCGATGTTTATCTAACACAGAACCAAACACTTACCAATAAAACTTTTGAAACTTGTATAATTTCTGGTTCTTTAAATACGATTACAAATATTCCAAACGCTTCGTTATCAAACAGTAGTATTACTATTAACGGAACTGCAATTAGTCTTGGAGGAACTGTAACCACACCAGACAACAATACTACCTACGCTATCTCTGCTCAAGATGGTGCTAGTGCTACACAAAAAATTATTAGATTGACATCTGGTGGTAACGCTGGTGCAGGTGTTGATGATGATGTTACTTTAGCTGTGGGACCTCCTGCATCTGTTCCAGCTGGATCAAATGCATTAACTTTATTCTTAGATAGATCTGGAGATGTTCTTACAGTCAGTGGACATGTTAATGATAGCGATACTATCACCACACTAAGTGCTCCTGGCGGAACTGCAACTTCTGGAGCTCTCAACTTCACATCAACTGGTGCTGCTACAGTTTCTATGACTGGTAGCACTATCAATATTAATGCTCTTGATACTGATACTAAAACTAAAATTCGTGCAGGATCTGGTGGTACATACGGTCCTGCAGATACGACAACAGGAAGATTTACATTCTTAGATGGCACAGGAACTACAGTTGCTGCTGGTGTTGATGGCAGTGGAGATCCTACAATTACTTATACATCAACTGATACTGTCACTAGAATTAGAGGTGGGTCTACGGGATCTTACGTTCCATCTTCTGGAGGAACATCACAATCTGACATTACTATCACAGGTGGATCTGGAGGTAATGTAACTGTAAGTCAATCAGGAAATACTATTAGTATTGATAGTGTAGATACTAATACTGTTACTAAAGTTGGTAGTGATAACAACGGAAGTCCTATCGCACCACAGGCAGGAGATTTTATATTCAAGCAAGCTGGTGCTACAACTATTAGACAGACTACAAATAATAGTGGTCAAGTTGAAATTGAAATTGATTCTTTAAACAGTGATACAGGTGCTAGTTTAGATGCTGATCCTGTTGGTGGTTTAGTATTATCAGGAACAGATTTCCAATTAAAAAATTACAATAACTTAACTGGAAATAAGTTAGTGAAGTGGGACTCTGGTAACAATCAGTTATCAAATAGTATTATTAATGATGATGGAACCACAGTAACTATCGGCGGTGACTTAGTTGTTGATGGTACACAAACAATTCTGAATACTACAACACTTCAGGTAGAAGATAATATTATTGAATTAAGAAAAGGAACTTCCATCACAGGTGCAGATGGTGGTATTCAAGTAAACAGAATCACTGATAGTGGTGGAGTTGTTACTGCATATCAAGGATTACAATGGCATGAGAGTGGTGGATATTGGAGATCTTGGGATGGATCTGTTGATAATAGATTTGTTACTGAAAATGAAACTCAAGTTTTAACAAACAAAACTTTAACCAATCCAACATTTACAACACCAACTCTTGGTGCTGCATCAGCAACTTCTATTAATGGATTAGAGATTACCTCTACAGCTTCTGCTATTCTTGATATACAATCTGGTAAAAAAGTTGACATTGATAGAGATCTAACATTTACATCCGATAATCTTACAAGTAATGTAAGCGTAAACTTTAGAGTCGGTGGTGATGTAGCATATAAATCTGATACTCTTGCTTCATTCTCCTCTACAACTGCTACTCAACTTCGTACTTTAATTAGTGGTACAACTGGTACTGATGATCTTGTATTCCAAACCAGTCCAGTTATTTTAACTAGTTTAGTAACTACATCTACTGGTTTTGCTTTACTTAATTCTGGTGCTCAATCAATTCAGTTTGGTGGAGCTGCAACTGTAATTGATATTGGTAATCAGTCAGGTACTACTACAATTAGTGGTGATACAGTTATAGAAAAAGATTTAACAGTTGGTGGTGCTAGTACTGATCTGTTTACATGTAATGCTAGAATTGATATTGCTAATTCTGACATTTTAATTAGAGGTGGATCATCTGATCCAATGACTGTTGGTAGAGGAACCAGTGCTGTTGCAACTAACACAGCAGTGGGTAAACAAGCACTGTTCTCTGTCAGTTCTGGTTCTCAAAATACAGCTACTGGATATGAATCTTTATTGACTGCAAATAGCGGTGCTGGAAATACTGCATATGGATATCACACTTTAAGATCTAGTGGTGTTGGTGTAAACAACACTGCGGTCGGTCGCTCTGCAATGCTTAGTAATCTTTCAGGAGATAACAACGTTGCACTTGGATCTAATTCATTAGAAACAAATACTACGGGCGATGCGAATGTCTGCGTCGGATATTATGCTGGATATAATTGTAGTGGTACTGGTAATGTTTTAATCGGTCCTGCTGATAGCACAAACCCAGTCAATGATGCTACTTATACTCCACCTAATCCTTCTGGAGATAGACAACTTATTATTGGATCTGGTACTGAATACTGGGTTAAGGGAGATCAAAACTTTGATGTTACTTTAAACAATGATGTCACAGTTAATAATAGTTTGACAGTCAAAGGAGACTTTGTTGTTAATGGTACTCAAACTGTAGTTCAGTCTAACGTATTAGAAATTGCAGATAAAAATATTGAACTTGCAAAGGTAGTTAGTACACAGTTTACATGTACTACTACTGATGGATCTGCAAACATCTCTGCCATCTCACCAACTCTAGGATTGATTCCTGGCATGGCAATTACCTCTAACACTGCTGGTGTTACGGTTCCTGGCAATACAACAATTGTAAGT